GATTCCTTGCAACCAGCCGCGCCGGTCGAGAGGGATTTTAAACGCTTTCCTTCTCGTAATAATTACGAGGCGCGTAGATACCTTAATCATAGTTCCATCAATACATTAAAGGCGGTATGCCCGCCAATTACCACGCCGCAACCGATAGCTTGCTTTTTGAAGTGCTTCGCGTATGCGGCGGCGTAGCTGTTGCGATCGACGCCCGCGCCGACTTGCATCCCGAAGAGCTTGAAGTTATTCCCGACCATCCATTCAACGTACGCCTGCGTATGAATATGGCCTTGAACGGTTGACTGGAAGTCGTTCTTCGCTTTCGTTCGTGCCGTACCTCCTTCGCCGTGGACGTATTGCACCCCGTCGTATTCAATCCTTTCGACCCAATTCCACGAAGTACCCAAAACTTCGTTATAGTCCTTTATCCATTCCCGAGGGACGGAAGAAGAGAACGCCTTTCGCATGATGAGTCGATCGTGATTCCCGATAATTACATCGGCTACCGGGAAGGCTTCCGCCCAATCTGCTACGTGTTGAATCGCTTGTTTGAGTTCGTACCCTCCGCTCATGCCGTTTGGATCGGTCTCGTGATAGCTGGAGTAATGGTTATCGATGATGTCCCCGATAAAAATTACTTGGTTACAATAGTGAGCTTCATAGGTTTCTAAACAAAAGTCGAGATACCCGTCGAGTTCAAAGGGGCAGTGTAAATCCCCTATGACAAGGATTCTCCGCTCTTTCTTCTGAAGGTGTTTAACCGCCTTAAATTGGCGCGGAGTGAGTCGAGGGCGAGGCATTTAGTAAACCCAAATTCTGTGTTGAGGCTTGTTTAAATCGAGATCCACATGAAGGAAAGCCGGAGCGACCCCCACGCGATTGAAACCCACTTCGGCGAGGGCTTCCATAATGATATAACGAGAACGGGAGTCGGTGCAGTAGATGTCGGCGGCAAGCCCTAAGAGGTGCGAAGAATTCCGCGAAGCCGGATAACCTTGTTCAATTAAGTGTTGATTGTATTCCACCGTACGAAACCCCCCGCCTTTGGAGATAACGAACGGAATCCCCGCGCAGTCTCTCGCTTCGTCCAACATCGAAAGGAAGTCGGGATCCATCATCTTACCGCTTCGCGGCTTGTCGGGAGAATCGAATTCGTCGAAAGTGAAGTACCTCATCGCTTGGCGAGCATCAATTCGATTTTATGCACGGCCTCAATTACCTCCTTCATCATTTGCTTTAATTCGTCCTTGTCGGATTCTACGCGGATAATACGCCCCTTCAATTTCTCAAGTTCACGGTTCATGTTTACCCATACCCCGAGAATCCCGAGAAGGCTTGGAAGAATTACGAGTACTATTTCGGTCGAGTTCATCGAGGAATTTTTTCAATAGGGTAATATTCTCTTTTCTGTTTTTCCTCATCCAAAGAAGGCTCTTAAATCGACGAGGCGTGGGTATCGGCTATTGCCGGAGATGCTCATACCACTCTGGTAATAGTCCGCCGGTTGTGGCAACATATCCGCCCCCGTGTTGGAAGTGTATTCAGGGAACAAAGACGAGTTGTTACAGAGGTAATCGTACAGCCGGAAGGTATAGAACTGCGCGTTTTGGCGGGCGCGTTCTACCTCTCGATGAAGGTCGGCTTGAGATATAGCCGTCGTATCTTCTGAGGTTCGAATTACCAGCGACCCGTTATCCATCTTCACGTAAAGCGAAGGGATGAGTTCGACCATAGTCCACCAAAGGCAAGCTTTGCGGACGTATGAATCCATAAGCGTAGCGTAATCGCCGGCGAGCGTACCCCCGGAAACGTCGCTCTTCAACTTGTTGAGGAGGTCAGTCCCCAAATAAAGCTGAAGGTACTTGTCTTGTGCGAGGATAATCGAAGGGACGAGGTAAGCGTCTTCGAGGCTTCCGTTTATGTTGGTGATCCGCTTGATATAGTCCGGATTCACAAAGAGTACTTCTGCGGTAAGTGCCATTTATCGTGGGGTTAAAAAGCCGTTATTCGGCATATCGGTGGGACGGGTAGCTACGCGGCGATCGTTTTCCTCGAGTCGCTTTGCGGTGACGCCTGCCTCTCGAATGAGTTTCTTCGCTTGATTAACCGAAATACGTTCGTTATTCTTCCGGAGGTACGTTTGTCGTTTCCAAAAGTGGTGGCAATTCCCTCCGCCTTTATAAAGCCAAATAGAATACGTGTCCGCGCCTTCTGGCCCCCATCCCGGATTGACGGCTCGCTCTCCCGCTGCTGTGATGTCCTCTTTTCGGTATACACGTTTCGAAGAAACCATCTTCTTACAAAACTCGCGAGAGTCGCTTGAAGTTGTCTCGGGAGCGTAGGCGTAACGTACTTTAATAATCTCGGTATCTTGTTCTGAAGCCGCTTGAGGTTTCGAGCTTGGAACACGAGCAAATGCCCACATCGCGTCGCGCGCCGTCTCGAGGTCGTAATCGACTTCTACCTCGTCGATGAGTTCCCATTCTTCGCCCATCTCTTCGCCTACCTCCTCGAGGTAATTCATACAGCCGTCGAGGTTGATTTCTTCGCTTGATAGCGTAATCAACTGAGAACCCAATCCCGAAGCGTTTAAGAGCGTCTTCACGGCTTCGGTAACTACTTGCCGCGCCGGGGCGATAACGTTTCGTTCAAAGAGTTCTGAAGCCTCCGCCAACTCTCCTCCGCCGCCCAACTTACCCGGTACAGCTACCCCGAACATCTGCGGCGACGTGACACGATGGCCGACCATAATCTTCGCGGTAACTTCTTCGCTCAAAAATTGGTACTGGTTATGTGCGTCGGAAAGTTGAAACGGCTCGAAGTCGGGCTTCCGGTCGGGATCGTCGGAATACGTGACGATGAACTTCCCTGCGTTGCTTGCACCGCTTAACTGCCTCTCTATATCCATTCGAATACGATTCCTTTCTTCTTCCGGTGGGATACCGTTTTTGAAGTGAATCGAGAACGAAGGGCTCATGCCGTTCTTGATATTGTTGATATGGTAAACGGAGATTTCTTTGTCCAGCTCTATATAGTTGATTGAACCCACGTAATCCGGTTTCGGGTAATAAAACGAACCCGGAGAAAAGGGCTTCACGTATAGGATTTGTGTAGGGTGGTCAATCTTCTTTTCAATATCAAAAGCGCATATTTCGACCGGCTCTTCTCGCTTGTCTTCCCAATCCTTCGAATAATAATAGTACTCGACTTTCTCCTCTTCGTTTACGAATCCCGAACGGATATTTTCAAAGGGCAAATGCGAGACGTTGGCGATTGTCGTCCGGTCAATACTCCAGTTAATTTCGAGGGCGAAGCCGCCTTGTATCTTGAAGTCGAGACACGCCTTCCGGAGTTCGTCGTTCAAATTCCATTGGTCGAAAGCGAGCCGCCCATCGAGGTCGGAAGCATCGAAACCCTCCCCGAAAATCATCATGGCGATAGTCGTCGAGAGGGCGTTATGCGTAGCCGAAGAATGAAAGAGGTCAACGAGGTATTGCGGGAAGAGGTTGTCATCCCCGTAATTCACGAAGCCCCCTCGGTTTGGGGTTTCGCGGTAACTCCTCTCTTCGTATTTATTGAGCTGAATAAATTCCATTACTGATAATAGATGATGTTATCGGGGATTGTAATCTCCGGAATGTTGTAACCCGTCTCCCCGGATACAGAAAGAGTCCCTTCTTCGATGAGTGCAACGACGGCGGCGTTCGTAGGGTCGAGGTTCGTACTTGAGTTCTGCCCCCATACCTTGTAGGTATATTGTCCGGACTCCGTGAGGAGTACCTTTCCCGTAGTCGGTGCGTCTTCGTTGGTGTAAACGATTAGAGCTGTATATCGCTTATTGTCCGCGTCTACGTTTCCAATCATGTAGTATTTCTCTTTCGAAGCCATTGATTCGAAAAGTACGAGATAATGCGTAAACGCTTCGAAGTCTTTTTTCATCTCCTGAAGCGTCAAGTAGATGAGTTGTTCGGCTGAAGAATTGGGGTTGAGATGTATCATGTGAAAAGAAAAAGGGGAGGACTTCCGCCCTCCCCCGTCCTGTTAACCAAAAACCAAACAAAGAGAAATCAAGAGCCGGCGG